GATTACTATGGAGCTGGATCAACAGGAGTAGGAAGAATCGGTGGTTCTACGAATCTAGTTAACTTGTCATATTCTAAAAAGATTGGAATCGACATTATGACACAAGATTCTTCAGTTTTCTCATTCGACATTCAAGTTTACGCAAAATATAAAGCAGATACTCCAGCTGAAGCATCTACATTAGCAGTTAAAAATACATCAGCATTAAATTCTAAATTCAGAGAATATGATACCAACCACGGCCTCATATAAAATAATATACAAATATGGCTTCTAAGATTAAAGTCGTTAGCCCATACATGCAACAAAACGGAGGAGACTCCGTTTTGTCTGCTATTGAACTCAGTTCTCCACTTTCAACAAGAGAACTGACGATCGAGCTTGGACCTACTGCTTCACAACCTCATTTATCAGAGGCTTTTCAAATAGCTTTATCATCTAGTGACGGAATTGAGATGTCTCCTAATGGAATATCTAACGAACTCGATAATATCATATTTCACGATCAACGTATAAGTGTAGCATTAGATTCTACTGCTTCTCATGATACAGTGCTTACTCTTTCCTCATCTAATGGAACAGTAAGTCCTTTATTTTCTGATGCAGGAGTAACATTTACAGATATACATGTAACAAATACACATCATGACATCGTAACAGACCGTGATCTAGCATATATGCATAATTTCAATGGTCAAGAATATGTAGTTAAACAAGATGACCAAATGTTATTAGATGCTGATACATCTTTTTTAATTCTTAGAACAAACCCTAAATTAACGGGTAATGTAAAAGTTACAGTAGACAATAAAAGCAAAATTTGGTTGAATTCTATTGATGCGGTAAAAGAACTTGCAGATAGTAGATTTAAGAAAGTCAAAGTTAATCCGAATTCTAATTACGCAATAGACATACATAAATTTTTCGATGACGGTAAAACACCAGCGGAAATAGTATACGCGTTACATGAAGAAAGTGCTAGTTATTTTTCTACACAACGTACATTAGACAAACAACACGATCATTTTTACACAACTGGAGGTTATCAATTAATCGACAAAATGTATGATGAAGATTTCGCATATTTCGCTCCATTAAAACTTAATAAAATACTACCTGAATATTTCGTAATATTTAAAGCTGACGGTGCTGTAAATGAATTTACTTATGCATCAGATAAGAGCGACTGGATGAATCATGTATCTGAAGATATCTTGAACAATGCTAAAATAGTTAAGTCATACGATCTTACAGAACGATCTAATATCGGAAAATATATTCGTAACTTATTGAATCATCCAGCAAAAAAGGAAGAAGAACTTACAGTTTCTTTTCAAGCTAATAGCTATACATCTTTCAATGGAATTGCATACGATAAAGGGTCATTTGCTCAAATGGGCGAGATATTGAGTGATTATTTTTCTACACCTAACCCTCTTATAAGTGTAGAAGAATATCTGTCATTAGGATTCGAACGTAATCATCTAATTACACCATCTATTTTAAACTTAGAGTTTTTATTTTTTGATGAAGAAGCAAAAGAATATGAAATAAACAGATACTTCGGACTATATGTTTCAGCTAATGAATTATCAAGATTTAATCTAAGCTTATCTGGTATTGAACAATTCTCAGGTGTAAATAATCAATTGCCTATTCCTACACTAGGAAAATATGGACAGAACTTCTCAAAAAAGAAGTTTGTACAAACTAATGCGAACGGAATTAAGCTTTATGGTGATATGAGTACGTTAGAATATACTGATATAGATGTGTACTCTGCGAGAATAGATGCAGTAGGATTCGGTTACATAGAATTTAGTGGAGATTGGACATTATCACCTTATTTAACTATAGGCTCTACTATCACAGTAAGCAATGAAAATTCGCAATTTGTCACTACAGTAGTATCTATTGAACAATTAAGCAATAAAGCCCGCATTCATACAGTAGATCAGATAATAGAAATTTATGTTGGTCATACAGCACATTTCAATGGCACAGTAGATCGTTGGAAAGAAAAAGTCTTATTGAAAGATACTTCAAATAGAATTTTTTATTTACAAGACAAGCTAAATGATTTATACAAAGTAAATGATACTAAAATTGTTCAAACATCTACTGGAAGTTTCGAGTTCAGAGATGATCTAGAAATAGATTTGACAAATACACAAATTGACTTATCTAAATTTACAGGTGAGTTAGAAATGACTTCTCAAACTGAAGCTGTCATTCAAGGCACTATGGGGCATTCTGTAGCAATGTTGGAGATTATAGATGCATTAAAAGAAGGAGATTCTATCATTATAGAATGGAGCTTATTAAGTGATGAAACTCCTATGAGATGGGAAGTTAATGTTTCTACTCCTTATTTGAATGACTATGAAGTTTGGCCAGAAGCTAATGAGCATATGTTCACAGATGTAGATAATAGACAATATAAATGCTATTCAAATATAGTTAATACTGGAACTACGAATGATTCAATCAGTCTAGCTAAAATAGCAGATACTATAAAAAGAGCTTTCGATACATTCCCATTCAAGATATTTAAAGTCATTGCATCGGATAATAAACTGTTCTTTAAGAGCATAAATAGTGGAGATACAACTAATGAGCTTTACGTTAAATTGCATATTACAACTAATTCTATCCGTTCATTAGACTATAATGCACCAATAGGAGATAGTAAATTTAACTTCATGGGTGGTTCTACTAGACTTAATAATAGAGTACGAATATCTTCAGATGTAGCAAAAGGTATTACAGAGGATGAATGGTTTAGAGTTGTAGGTAGTTTTTCTTCATTAGAAAGCTATAATCTATGGGGAAATAAAGTACTTTACTATCCAAGTTTAATAGATGAAGTATATACTGATGATGTATTAGTAGATTTCTCAGACAAATCATATTCAATGATTAAGCTTTCTACTGATTCAAAGTTTGATCTTACATATGACGATAAAGTAACAGCATATAATGTATTTAAGCCAAAACTAGGCATTCTAAGTATATTTCCAGTTAAAGATTTCGATAATGATTACTTTTACTCTGATTATTCAAAGAGCTATGACAAAGAGCTTGAAAACTTCTTTAAGAATAACGGCGTATTCACAATAGTAAATATAGACTATACATTAAATACAGTTGAATTAGATAGACCATTTTACCGATCAGGTGAAGTAGATATTCTAGGAGTATATAATGATGGACGAAATCCAAAAAGCTATAACGGTAAACTTAAATTGAAATTTCAGACTGCAAGTACTACAGCTGAAATAATCTACTATAAAGGACCGCTTGGTACATGGGATTTGACATCTGCAGAATTAGATTTCGGTATACTGAACGTATCACCAGAAAGATTAGTTCTATTAGATGGTGATCAGATTCTATATTTTGATGAAAGTGATTTGTCTAAATTCAAAGGATTCTTGACATTAAGTAACGTAAACTCAGAACACGATTTTACTACATTTAAAGAGAAAGAGTCAATCTGGAGTTACGATAGATTCATATTTGATCATGTAAGCTCAGAGTATATGAGAAACTATGAAAATTTCACTACTGAATATGCTTTGACTTCTAAAGTAGTTCCGTACATCTGCAAATGGGTATCTAAAGATAAAGATATCAGAGATAATGCATACCGATTAAATTATAATCGTGCATTTGGTACAATGAATTTTACACCATCATCAAATATTACAGTATCTGATACAAGATACCATACACATGAATGGTCATACATTGGAAATGTACCGAGTTATTTTGACATAAATGAACTTGAGAATACGTATTCATATATGTTCGAGTCTATTGATGACTATGATTTCACTTCTATTACTAGAGACTGGTTCATAGAATACTTCTCTATTGGATATCCAGTAGAAAGAACTTCAAATAAGCTTAACATAGACAGAACAGAAAGATTTTCAACTTTTAAATATGATGACGTAGAAGGTAAAACTTATACTATGTTTAGAGGAGCTAAATTTTCAATTTCCGATCTTGTAAATAGTGAAAATGTTAATCAATCATTATATGATGGGTATAAGTTTGCGTCTGTTATCATTTCTAAGAATGAAAACGATAAGAAATATGAAAATCCAGTAGATTTTAAACTGATCATAAACGATAAATTCAAGTTTATTGTTAACGTGATATACGTTAATTTATCTACATACAAAAATCCAAACGGTAACATTTCATATGTGGATTTATATACTATGCAGAATAGAAGAGATAAAGCTACTTATACATTTGATCTAGCAAAAACGAATGTTAATATATTGACCGATGTAGTAGGATTTAACTATAATCTCGGTATACCATCTGATGTGATTTTGAATACTCAATCTAGATTAACTACAGGTGCAATTTTAACTGGTAGTAATATTACAGAACGTATAAATCCTGCATTAAGCGGTGAATATTCATATTTGTATGGTCTATCTGCTATCGGCGTAAATAATCCTGAAGTAAGTGCTATAACTCCTACGTTATTAAATTTTGATGAAACACGATTCATATTTAATGACGGTGAAACTTTCATATTCAATCCAGTTACAAAACTTGCATATAATGCAAACTTATTACCAGATAATACGTGGTTATTATTTAAGAATTTTTATGCATCAGGAGGAGATAATTTATACGAATATACACGTAAATTGTTATCATTCTTTGAGATATCTAAAGCTTTAAATAAAAACTCTGATAAATTAATAACAGATATTACTAGAGTAAGCAAAAACGGTATAAAAACTTCAGAATCTGCTATACGAATCGAGCATGTACAGCCTGAAAAGATTCTGCAAACATACGATCTATTGCCTGTATCAGATACAAATAAACCTTCACAACTTTATTCAAAAGATGTAATAGGTGTAGAAATTCAGGTAATAAAAGATCCGAAATATATCTACAGATATCAAGGAAACTTTTCACCTAAGTTTAAAGATTTATTCTTCTTTGCTTCACGTGAAGATAAAGATTTTGCACTATCTCATAATAGAGACTACAAATTTAGAAACACTCATTTATTAGTGAAGCCTACAAGCTATACAAATAGAAATCTTTACTTTAATAAAGTAGCAGATGAGGAAATTTTGAATATTCCATTGAACAGTGGATATAAAAGTCTTTATCCTTTAGTAGATGAGATATCGATAGACAGGATGAACAATTTCATTTGGAATTCAACATGGGATAACTTACAGTACCAGAAATATTCTTCTATTTCTAATTTCAGTACATTAAAAGGTACAACAGAAATGAAAGAAAATAAGTCATTTTTGGGTTCTAAGATGATGAAGGTACCAGAAACATTCGAGCTATTTGAATTTTTATCTTCTGAATATTCTTTTAGAGAAGTGACAACTAGCGGTGCTACTAAATATATAGTAGAAGTCAATATAGCTAATAGATTGCTTAGAGAACTATTAGGCACAGATAATTCTAAAGCTAAGAAAATATTTTACGACATTGCCCAGAAAAATGCAAACATTATAAGTCCAGATGAAGTAGAAAGCAAATGTATAGATTATTTACAGAAGAATATTCTGCCAGTATATGATATAAGTAATGTAAACTTCTATCTATTAGAAACTGGTAACAAGGGTACTATACCTAGTGAAAATGAAAGACCTGTAATAGAAAGTATGAACGATAAGACTTTATCTAAAATAGAGCTTTTGAAAAAATATCAAGTGAAAAAAGATCTAAAAGTTAGTATCAGTAACGATATGAGTATAACATTAGAATTTACACCTGACACAAGATTTTATACATCAGTAGGGTTTGGTATAAACGTTAAGCGTATATAGTATGTCAACCCATTGCACGAAACGATATATAAAAAAAGAAAAAAACACGTCAAATGTCACAATTAAATTTGCGTCCATTATTATCTGGTGATGATAATTCGTCACTAATAAATAAAGTAAACTATAACTTTCAACAAATAGCGTTAAATGGCGGTGGCCCAGACGGTGAGAAAGGTCTATTGGGAGCTCCGGGATATCCTGGTCCAGTTGGTCCAACAGGTCCTATCGGTCCAACCGGCCCTAATGGTACACATACTTACACAGGTATAACAGCACCAAACGATAGATTGGATTTAGTTCCACCACCTAGAATAAACGACATCTATATACAGACTAATACATTCAACGGTGAGATCATAACATGGGTTAAAACTACTGATGCACAAGATGGCTGGGTTCAAGAATCTAGTATCGATACATCAAATAGTTTTTTCAATATAACGTATGCTGCAGGATCGGGATCACAATCTGAGAAAGCATTAACTCCTTCTATAAGTAGAGCACAGAGAATCTTATTTGCAGATATTGCAACCTCGAGTATAGAAGGTACAATCTATTCTACTTTAGACACATTAGATTTAGCTAATTTCTTAAAACCTTCTCCAGCAAGTGATTGGTTAGCAGCTTTTGCCAACCCTGGACAGCAAATAAGACTTATTAATACGCATACAGTAGGAGGTGTACCATCACAGATTACCGCAGATAATAATGTAGAAAAACAAGGTAAATATGCTGGAGCATATATTTCTCTAGAATCAGTATTTGATGCATCAAGCTTATTATTCAATATTAAAGATGCGGGTCTTCCTCTTGGATATACCCCAAATAAGTATTTTGCAGTAAAGTTGAACACAGATGCTCATGATACTACATCTTTATATTCTGATACTCATAACAATACAGGTATAGGAGCAGTTTTAGGTGAAACTCTATTAGATAGATTGAACGTATTCGGTAATCAGTCTGTATTTAACCCTTATGATGCTACTACAATTTTAAACATTGATGGAAAAACAGCTGGTTCAGCTGCTAGACTATCACTATCTTTAGGTAGACATCAGAATGCTATTAATAAAATTTGGAATTTCGACATATCTCCTAATTATGAAGGTGTAAAAATATTCGGATTAGAAAATTCAATTGATCATGCTGTTTTACATATGAACGTACTTCCAGGTATCGATAGTGCACCTACAGGTAGATTAAGTGTAGGTAACGAAGATGGTGTAGCAAGTTTAGAAGTAGGTACAATCACACATGGTAGAGTAAGTATGGGACAAATACCAGCTTCTCTAACAGATGGTTGGGCTGATTCATATATTGGATTCAATGCAAGAAGAAATGTAGCAGCTAACGGAACATGGTATTTTGACACAGATGGAACAAACAATGCAGGTTCTGTACTTTGGAATTCAGTAAAAGATTCTGTTACCGGACTCAATATAAATTCTACAACTGGTAACACACAATCTACAAAAAGTGATACTTGGTTATTAGACGGCAGTGTTTTATTCAAAAAAGGCACAGTATCTAATGATTCTGTGAAAATTCTTTTAAATTCTGCCAATCTTATAGAAAGTAATGCAAATAAATTACCGGATTTAGTTATCGGTGCAGATTATACATTTAACTTTAACGATAAGACATCAGGTATCGGTTTAGGAAATGGTGTACCAATAGAATGGCTTGGTTCGCATGGAGGTAATCCTATTCAAGCATCTGGTTTCAGATTAGTGAATACCGAAGTAAATGACACAAGCTCTATATTTAGCATACAAAATAGAACTAAAGAAGACACTTGGTGGAACGATATCATAAGATTCTACGGCGGAAATAACACAAAAGCTAAAACGTATCAAGGCTCTGTTGTAATAGGAGGTATTACTAATACATCTACACCAACAGATACTTTTACAGATGCTATGCTAAATATTGTTGGTAATTATGCACTAACAGGAGGTAAAGACTTATTAAGTATAGTAACTAATACGTTTGATACAGCATTAACTGTACTATCTAACGGTGATTTCCAACTTAATAAATTAGTGTATCTTACAGAATATCAGAATAATGTATTAGTAACATCCGGAGGAGATTTATTGAATACTTATTCATTACCCGATACTCCCAATAAAGTAGATGTGTCAAAAGCTACAGTTCCAGATACTACAACAGATGCTGCAAATCTTATTGCATCTCTAGATGACTTAGTAACTGATCCAACTTTATTGGCGCCACTAATAGATGAACATAATATAGCAACTAATGAATCATTAAAATGGCTCATTGACTTTGCTAATGCAGTAAAACTTAGATTCAAAGACACGTATGCTAAGACCGAAACTTATGCTAAGACCGAAACTTATACTAAAGATGAAGTCGATGCAGAACTAGCAGCCGGAACAGATAAAACACCGGTTGGTGTAATAGTTGCATGGCCTGGTCCTGTAATACCTACTGGATGGCATGAATGTGAAAACACAACACTCTTCCAGCATCCAAGTTATGGAGCACCGGGTAATCAGGCTTTATTTGACGCAATAGGAGGTGATAGCTCACCTTATGGATTCGGAGCAGGACTTTATTCACATGCATTTAGACTGCCATATATTCCACCAATGGGAGCTCCTACTGTAGCAGACCCAACCAGAGTTGTAAGTTTAACTTTAGTAAATGGAGGAACAGGATATGCAACAGGTTCAGCCACGGTAGGTAACATATCATATGGTGGAACGTATCCAAAGGCGCATCTTACAGTTAGTGGAGGTATTATTACTGCTATAGAACTTTTAGATTCACAAGCAGGTTTTGCAGATGGTATAGTTGGTACTATTATACAGGGTTCGGCTAATAATGCTACATGTATAATGCATACAGCTAAGATTGGATATGTAGGAGGTGTAATAAATCAAGGATTACGTATTGAACAAACACCAGCTCATATACACACAGTAAATGGCATAAGATTGGAAACGATAGATGGTACAGGTAGTCAATCTGGACCAGAAGGTGGTATATCTGGAGGTAGTGCAATTACTACAACTTCAGTAGGTAATGACATGACACACAATAACTTGAGCCCATTTGCATCTATGAAATGGATCATAAAAACAGGAACTCTAACTTTAGCTACTCCTACATATACTCCTCCTACTGTATTTACTTATGCTGCTACGACTGTATTAGCAGAAAGCGCAATAGCAAATGGTAACGTATCAGATGATGGTGGTTCTACTGTATCAGCTAAAGGATTCGTAGTTAATACTACTGGTAATCCTACTATGTCAGATACTGTAGTACCCGGAGGTTCAGGATTAGGATCATTCTTCGTAACGTTATCAGGATTGACAGTAGAAACTACATACTATATTAAAGCATTTGCTACTAATACAACTGGCACAAGCTTTGGTGCAGAACAAACCTTTACTACAACTGCCGCAATAGTAGATAACTACATAAATGTTGCCCAGACAGGCCCAGATAGTGTACAAGTATATAGTACATTCTTCGTTAACAGTAATATCGAAGCACATGTAAATGTGACATATGATGATTCTTCAACATCTACTGAATTTATCACAATTAACTATGGCGATACATCAGCTAATGCATATGGCCTAGGATCAGGATCTAATATAGTAGCAGTATATATAAATTCTTTGAATATAACATCAGATAGCATGTACAATTACATAATCTTATAAAAATTAAATAAATTATGAAAACTTATTTTTTAATATTCGCAGTAATAATGTCATTATTATTTCTTAGACAATGTCAGACTAATAAAGATAAAGATCGAGAAATTACACGTCTTAATCAAAATCTCACGGCACAAAATGATACAATATCTAAATACGTTGCTAGTAATGGCAACTTAGTAACAAAGATCAATGGGTACGTGTTCGATATTAAAAAAGACAAAGCCACTATACAAGAACTTGCTGGTGAAAACTATAAGCTAAAAGGCACTGTAGCAGTATTAGATGCTAAGATAGTTGAACTTACAAATAAAAAGATACCTAGTACAGTCGTTTCTACGTCTGATTCAACCGGGAATATTTTAATGGCTGATTCTACTGTATACAATAAGAATAATTACGTTAAGTTTTATGCAAGCGTACCATACAGTATCATAAATAAGAAGATTGATTCTCCTAACAAATCTGATATACATCCAATTTTGACAACAGGTGATGTTACATATAGAAGAGAATCTGCTATGGAATTATTTGCAAGATTTCAAGAAGAAAAAGGAGCTATGAAATTAATCGTAGAATCTCCAAATAAAAGCATCATAATAACTGACATAAAAGGAGGAGTAATTAGAGGAGAAGATTTGCCATCATCTATGAGAATGGAAGCAAGAAAAAACTGGGGATTCGGTTATTCAGTCGGCGCAGGCTTAGGATATGATCCATTTTCAACAAGAATGATGCCAGTTATATATGTCGGCATAGGTATAAATTATACACCAAAAAAGATACAGTTTTAATGAGATCATCAACGCTCTTACAACTTTCACCATATATTCTTCTTGAATATATTTACGGTGATGCAACAAGCACTTACGCAGCATCATCTGTAAAATTGTCAAGATTGACTAATGAGTATACAGGAGAACGAACATTCCTAAATGGACATGCATCTAAAAACGTCACTGGAAATGTACTAGATAACACTGGTACAAATCTTAGTGGTGCAAACTGGGTGTCTCTAGATAGAGATGTTCCAGTTCCCTATATTTCTCAGGATGCTAAAATGACATTCACTGATCTTACACCAATTCTATCATCTTTAAATGTTGTATATGATACTGTAAGATTCCATATACAGAGCGGATATAATTTTGATAATGTAGAAGGATTACTACTTCAATCATATGTAAGAGAAGCTAAAACTAGTAAGATGGCTAATCTGACTAGCAGTTTTGTTTTGAAAAGTACAGATCGTATCCTGTTTAATGCAACACCATTCTATATGACTGATCGTGTATATGATCGTTACATCGATATTCTTATACCCTCAGTTAAAGTAGCAAATGATGACTATTATGCTAATCCTGCGAATAAAAATTCAATCGGAGGACAATATTCATCAGATGGAAATGGATTCTTGATAAACAGTAACATTTATGTAAAAGCTACAGAAATTGATTCTATTAGTAAGAAAAATGGCATAACATATTTTAAGACTAATGCTGCTTATACTGTAACAATTAGACAGGATGACATCTATAATTCAGTATCTGCTATAGTAAAAGAAGCTGCAGACGGTGATTACTTTGAGTTTTATCCGACTAATAATGGATCATTCATAGAAGAACTTATTTTTGACTTAAATTCACAAGGAGGAAATTATGTAGTCATAAATCAGATAGACATTATAGAGCAAGTAGGATTTGAATTTGTTAATACATTCTCATTTACTAATATGCAAAGTACAGGTTTTGATGCACCTTACACATTCAGACCAATTTTGAAATATGCCGATGTATCACCTTCTTTTTCTATTGAGTATACTGCACGTATTTACAATACTGAAAATGCATTCCAGATAATAAAAAAGGCTGCAACTACATCGTATAATCCAAAGAAGTATGGAAAGAATATGGAAAGAATTGCATTAAGTAATGTTACATCTCCATTAAAAGTCTATAACAAAGTGTATAGCGGACAAAAAATTGAATATGCTGCTTCTAGCACCACTCAATTTAATACGATCTATGTACCTGTATATTATGACAGTAAAAATCTATTTGTTGGATCAAAGAATGTGTTAGCTGAAGGAGCAAATCCTCTTAGTCCAAACTTTAATGCGAATGATGTATTCTTCGGTCAAGGATATGCTAGAATCTATTTGGGTAACTTTGATCAATACTTTAAATTTTCAATTCACCAATTAGTATCAAAAACAAATTCATTAGATGATGTCGATCTTTCTAAATTGGACGTAAGTATAGCATTTGAAGATATATACGGCAAGCTATTTACAATTCCTGCATTGCCAAGTACTACAGAAAACGATAAATATCATGGAGAAGTCGTATTTAAAATAGATGCAAATGTGAAAACAAGAATTGGTCTAACAACTGGTTCTACAAAATCATTCTATATTCTTAGTACTACTAATACATCAGAAAATATAAAGCTTTATTCTGGCACTGTACAAACTGACGATAATATGACTAATGAAGCAAGTAGAATCACATCTATTGGATCACAAGCTATAACTCTAAAAGATTTAGCTACTATAAATAGTACTGCTACAACCCAGACAATTGATACAAACCTAAATATAGCTACTTCAAGCAATTCTATACTTTCTCAGATAAATCAAATGAATGTTGCTACAGTACAAACTAGTTCTAATACACAAGTCATAAATCCAGTGATACCAGGTTTCACGACAGATGATAACGCACAAAGCATGATGGCTATATCACCAATAACAACTACTTAATATGATACTTAACGCAAAAAATAATGCATTCGTATTTACTTTACCGAAAGGATTTATAAGTGATAAGCTTGAAGACAAATATAGCTTTTATCTAAAGAGATTGCCAACACCTTTCGATACTATATCTACATATTTAAGTCATACAATACAATCTGTAACTTTTCCTCAAGTTAGTGCTACACCAGTAGAACAAACATTGGATAAAGTACCACAGTATTACAGACAATCTTTCGATATTGAACGATTAATATCGAAAGAATTTACTGTAAACTTTAAATTAGCTGACGGATACTTAAACTACTGGATTCTTTTTGAACAATTCATGGAGAATATGCAGATGACAAAGAAGACACCTGAATATTCACCCGATATGAATCTTCGTTTTCTAGACAGGGATGGATATCAATTAGTAAGTGTCAATTTTGTTCAACCGTTCATTCTTAACATAGATTCAATAGACATGTCATATGCATCAGTAGGATATGAATTTAAAACCTTTGGAATGACATTCAAGTATAATCAATTTAAAATAAATGTAGATTTAGACTGATGAGTGAAAATTGGAAAGATAAAGTACAGAAAGATATTTATGAACATGATTTCTATTTGATAACTTTCGAAGAGTATGGGAGTAAATATTATGAAGAAATTAATAGATATGTCAAAGAGGGCGGCGGTGCTTTGTATAATATACAGTATGAAACTGATCAGCAAGGTGTACATTCTACACTTGTGATACAAGTTATGGAAAATGAATTAATAACTCGACAATATCGTATAGATATAAAGAATGATAAATTGATTACTGTCGCAGTCAATATGGGGCATAAAACAAATCTTATGACAGAAAAACTTAGACCACTGATTAACTATATCAGAAATTCCGATGAGATTCAATGGTATCTGTCTGGAGTAGCAAATAGATGTACGTTAAATGATTGGACAGAAAAAGGAAAATCATGGGCTATGCATGAATATAGAGGAGCTGCATTAAGCAAGAAATATGGGTTTTGACATTATAGATATATACTAAAAATTAAATATAATGCAAATGAAAACGTTTAATGAAATGAGAGAAGAAAAAACTCTCAATGAATATATCGTTATCAACGAAGATGAATTTCAATTTCTTAACGAATCTGAAAAACAAGAACTGTCAGAAGTTCTAAAAGAGTTTGGAGATAAGAAAATATCTGAATTGGATGAAGGAATATTAGGCAGAATCTTTGGTGGAGTAACAGGATTTATAGTAGGACCAGCTATAGGTAAAGTTATAGCTTCAGCTCTAGGAGTAGATAAAGGTATCATATACGATATGCTTACATCTAGACTTGTGAGTACAGCACTAGGATCAGCTATAGCAAAACATATTGGCTCTAAATGACATACATCGGAATAGATATGTCAAAAAATTCACCTGGTGTTTGTATACAGACTTCTGATGGATACAGATTTCTCTCTTTTATACGTGGTCAAGACAAAGGGAAAATAGCTACTCACTATACAACTATGAAAGATAGAGGGGTAGAAATTTATTTTTACCCTAGTGTACAACCAGCTAAAATGGAATATTCAGAATCTGAAGTTTGGAAAGCTAATGATGCTATGGAATATGCAGAATGGATAATTTCTCATTTACCAGATGAAGCTGATGGAGTAGGAATAGAAGGATTCTCATACGGTTCAAGTGGAAACTCATTCATAGACATTGTAGGATACGGATATGCAGTACGTACCGCAATAGTAAAAAAGTACGGTAAAGATAAATTTTGTGTATTTTCGCCAGGAAATGTAAAGAAAATGGCAGGTAAAGGAAATGCGAATAAAGAGCTTATCATGGAATTTTTCATGAATTTAACGGAAGATAATAATGTTACGCATACTTTCTTTTGGAAAGGATTACATTCAGGAGAGATTGATAGAACTAAAAAACCTGTCGATGACATTGTCGACTCATATTATATACAGAAATGTACATACGAAAAATTTACTAGCATTTAAATGAAAGCTTTTGTCCCATTTCATCAACATCTTTTAGTACGTGGAACTATGAGAAACCCAATTATCGATCCATTAAAGTTAAACCTCTGGTTTAAATCTTTAGTTGAACTAGTAGACATGGAAATCTTAATGGCTCCGTGGTCTATCTACGTAAACGATTTGGGAAATGAGGGCATAACGGGTATAGTTTGTCTTTCTACATCACATTCATCCCTACATGTGTGGGATAAACTTGAAGAACCTTTATTTCAATTCGATCTATATTCATGTAAACAATATGATGTAGATATTGTTATTTCATGGCTAAATGAAATGGACTTAATAGAATACGATTGGATGCTAATAGACAGAAATTCAACGCTTTCATTACAAAAAACAGGTACAAATGGAACCGCTTTATCTCATTGATAACGATCACGACTATATTACATGGGATAAGATTTGGTTTAACGTTGATGCAAATTATACAATTAGATCATGAAATTAGAAATTGAGAAAGAGAATAGTATTCTAGCAATTATAGAAGCTAGACCTAAGTTTAAAGCTCTGACTGATATGGGAATAAACTTAACGTCTACTAAAAGACAAATAGATAATTGTTCATTCTTATTTACTATCAATCAGGATTTCATAGCTTTTACAGGTGAAGAAATTAAATCTACAAACTCGAAGATACCTTGGACATATGATCCATATAATCTACCCAATAATCCATGGGTAGTATGGCTTACACCAAGAGGTAAAATAATGAATGGCCACAAAGACGGTATACAAACGGGTGGATATACTAGCTGTGGCGAAAAAATCACAGATTTAACAAAACCTACACTTACTACTGACGATATAGATAATGCATTAGACTCGATTATAAAGGCGTGGAAGTTAAGAATAGAACGTATGCAAAAGAATGGTTGGAGTGTATTCACTTCACTTAAAGATAGACATGACCATAGAGGAATACTTCTAAGTAAAAAATTTGGGTTTTGAATAAAATAGAGAACTTTTTTTAAAATAACACTAATATATAAACAAATCAATTAATTATTCACCTAAAAGAAAGTCATTAAGTTAGATGATTTTCAACTAAACGAGCAAATCAGAACATTTTTTTAGGCATTCTAGAATAAATGTAAAACAACAAATTAATTAAATGGGCATTATGGAAAACTTTCAAGACATTTTCAATCTCGACTCACAAGACTTCGTCGAAAAAACCACATCAAAGGAATCTGACCTTTACAAACCAAACGCTAAAGACGGTAAAGACAACACGTACAAAGCTTTAATCAGATTCATCCCTTTTTGGAAAGACCCCAAAAAATCAAAGATCAAAAAATTCTCTTATTGGCTAGAAGATCCATTGACTGGAGACGGTTTCTCTGTCGACTGTCCTTCTACTATCAACCAGAAATCTGTATTACAAGATACTTTCTGGAAGCTTAAGAAATCTCAATCTGTAGCAGAACAAAAACTCTCAGATAAGTTTAAGAGAAGAGAAAATTATTATGCATTAATTCAAATCTTAAAAGATGATCAACGTCCTGAAATGGTCGGTAAAATCAAGATTTTGAAATTTGGTCAAAAATTAAATGCAATAATTCAATCAGAATTGCAACCAGAGTATGGCCAACCATACAATCCATTCGACCTAATTAAAGGTAGACCAATGGCACTTCACGTTACATTGAATGCTGGGTTTAACAACTACGATCTTTCGAAATTCATTGGTGATGCATTTCCAGCAATAATGAATAGTAAACAAATAGAAGGCACGCAAGAATCAATGCGAGCATTCTTTGAACACTTAAAAACTGCTTCACCTGACCTTTCAATGTACGATTACAGAGAATGGGATGATGACACTCACAGCAAAGTTAAAAGCATTATTGAAAATACTGTTCCTTCAATGAGAACATCAGAAAATATTGCTAGAGAATCTGCTTCTGCATCAAGAACTTCAAGACCTTCAGTAGACATCGATTTAACTCCTTCTACTGTAGACGAAAAACCTTTCGATATCAATAACATTAACTTCGATGGATTGGAAGAAGGCGGAGATTTTGAAAAAGATTTATACGCAGGACTTTAATTTTTAATTCTGAAATATTCTAAAAAAGAGCATAAAGAAATTTATGCTCTTTTTTTCTCTATACACTTATTTTATGGAAAATATCGAGCAAACGAATTTAGTTTTTTCTTTTACACCTATGGATGTCGAACAACCTTTCGATGATGTATCTTTATGGCGAAAAATAGAAAAATCATTACGCAATATAGTAAATAGACGATTTGCAGATAACGTTAAACACGGTGTAAAAATGTATACTGACAGACTAGCAATAGCTTGTCCATACTGTGGTGATTCTGTACAATCTCCTTCAAAGAAACGTGGGAATATATTCTTAGATTCTGCTAACTTTCATTGCTTCAACGGTAGTTGCGATGCACATGTATCAGTAGTTCAATTACTGAAAGATTACGGCGAACTCAACGACTATAATGCTGATGAGTTAATGTATCTTAGAAGAAAAAATAAAGAGAGCAATAATTCAGTCTCAGGTAAAAAGATACGTATATTTCAAAGTGTAGATAATCTATTCTCAGAAGAAGCTATGAATTTGACAGTTTCTCGTGAATATTTTGTGAAAACATTACGCTTACAAGAAATTAGAGGTTCTAGAATACAAAGATATTTAGAACAACGCTTGCAGAAAGATTTTCATAAATTTGCATTCGATCCTAAAACAGGACAACTTTATGTAATGAACTTAACTGCTGACGGTACTAGAATTCTGGGATTTCAAATAAAGACGTTCAATAAGAAGGCACCGTATATAACTTATAAAGCATCAAAAGTTCGAGAATATGTTGGATTAAGTGATGGTGACCCAGAATTGCTCGAAAAGTTAGATACAATATCTACCACATTCGGTATCATGAATATAGATTTAGGTCGATATATCACGGTATTTGAAGGTCCATTAGATAGTTTCATTTTTCCAAATTCAGTTGGTGTATGTTCAGCTAAGAACGATTTTCCATTCGAAATAGATGAAATACGTTATTTTTACGACAATGATAAGACAGGTAAAGAATGGGCTATGAAAAAGATGAATGAAGGCTATCCAGTATTTCTCTGGAAAAAGTTCATAGAAGAAAATGAACTTTATGAATACGCATCTAAAATAAAAGACTTAAATGATTTACTTATCATGATAAAACGTCACAATCTCAAGATAAAACCTCTAGTCAATTACTTTAGTGGTAATGCTAAGGATGACGAAAGCTCACGATACGATATTATTTGGATATAATGAAAGAGTACATTTTAGGAATAACGGAAGACTATAAACCTGATCATATTGACATGATTATGGAAGATAAAATAGCTACAGTTGTAGCATTTAACTGTGATTCTCTAGAAATAGAATATACAGAACTTGAAATGAGTTTTTCTGAGCCTAAATTAAAAGTTAAATCTGAACCAATAATACAACATGTCGAACTTACCTCAAGAAAATCAAAATCAGAGCTCTTCTGAAAAATCATTTGCTGATGTCTTTGCAGATGAAAGAATAGAATGGATGGAAAAACTAAAAGACACATCCGCAAGATTTAGAAAAATAGAAGATATGGCAGAAGTGCAAGTCATTCTTTATTCAGATCGACAGATAGCATTAGAATATATGTTCAAGCTTATGAGCATACATACTAAGCTTAAGAAAGTTATGTTAGAGGCTTGGAAAAAAGCATACGATAACTTAGAGAATGCAGATATACGCTATAATGACAAAGAACGTATGAAAATGGCAGATAATGCAATATCGGCAGTGAAATATAAAACAGATACTGTAAGCAATCATATTGAATACTTCAGAGAGACAATAAAGACTATCGATAATATGATATTTGGAGTTAAACACAGAATAGATATTGAAAACTATAAAGCAGGATTAAAATAAGATTCTTATTGAATGAAATTTAATGTAACCGAAAACTGTAAATTTTTAAGATTAATAGAAGCTACTGATTTAGAACTTGAGCAATTGCATCACAGTTTAAAGAAAAAGATCAGAGGACATTTCTATAACCCGCTAGTGAAGAAAAAGTTGTGGGATGGATCTATCTCTTTCATAAAGGATGGATATATTCAGATTGGGTTGTGGAATGAACTATTCATTATCGGTGAGCAGTTTGGTTATCCTGTTGAAATATACGGTTTAGATAAAATAGTTGATTCAGAATTTGATGCTCAACGCTTCAAAGATTGGTCAACAAAACATTTCGAAGGCAATAAATATCAGCCTAGAGACTATCAATTAGATGCGGCTATTGCAATCATGAAGCACAGAATCACTTCTTCTGAAATTGCAACATCATCTGGAAAGACACTTATCACTTTCTTAGTCTACGGTTATTTGAAAAGTATCGGTCAGCTAAATAAAATGCTCATTATTGTACCTAATGTTACGCTTGTAATGCAATTAAATGATGACTTTGACGAGTATAATAATGGCAAAATCGATATGCAAATTAGGATGGTATACGGTGGAGCTAAAGATAATGATCCAAGCGCTGATATAATAGTTGGTACCTTCCAATCTTTGTCTAGAAAAACCATCGATTACTACAAAGGAATTGACGTAGTATGTGTTGATGAAGCTCACCAAGGAAAAACTGTATCAGTTAAAAATGTATTGGACAAATGTAAAGACTCCAGAGTTAGATTTGGTCTTACTGGTACATTATGTGTAGATAATTCTGCTGACTATTATACGATAACTGCATATTTAGGTCCTTTGGTCAATACTATTTCACCAAAATTCCTATTCGATGAGGGATATGCTACTCCTGTAAAAGTAAAAATCATAAAACTTAACTATAAGAACACTGAAATACGGGAAAAACTTTACGAGTTAAGAAAATCGAAGGCTCAATTAGACGGTAGTCAGTTATTAGCATTAGAAAAGAAGATAGTTGTACAACATAAAGGACGTACAAGATTTATCATAGACTTATTAGCTAAAACTTCTAAGAATACGTTAGTCATGTTCTCTAATATAAAAGATAACTATGGCAGATCTATCTATGATGCATTAAGAGAAGAAACTGAAAAAGTTTGTTATTATGTAGATGGCGGTGTAAGTAAAGACCACAGAGAATATTACAAGAAAGATATGGAGAATGGAGACAATAAAATTCTTATTGCTTCATTTACTACATTCTCCACTGGTATATCGATAAAGAACATTCATAATATCGTATTCATTGAATCATACAGATCAGAAATAATCATTAAACAGTCTATCGGTAGAGGAATGAGATTATTAGATGGAAAAGAAAAGGTAAATATTGTCGATATAGTTGATGATTTATCTTGGCAAACAAAATCTGATAAACAGAGTGACAATTATCTACTCAAGCATGGTAAAGCAAGACTAGAATTCTATAAGCAGTATACTGAAGAGATTTCAATGCATAATGTTTCATTGTAATGATATATAAGAAAAAATCTAATATGAAATTACTGAAATTTAATGAGTTCCTCAATGAAGATAAAATGCCATTGAGTGATCAATTCGAAGAATATACAGTTAATGACATGGGTGAAGGTAAGTTTATTGTCAATATAGATAATGTAGATCGTCAATTTTCAGTAGTTCCCATTCCAGATGACATGGACACTTACGTTAATCTTTATCATGACTTAAATAATGCTATTAATTCAAAAAGTCCTCTAGCTATTTACAATCTCATAAAGAGAGCAGAGAAACTGCCATACAAATTCGGCAATTTATTTCCACTAGAATTATCGTTGAATAACATAAGTGAACTTAGTACTACTTTAACTGAAGATCAACAGAATCAACTTAAGTTGTCTGAACATGATTTCTTGAAGAATAACTTTGCTACATTAGATAAGTCTCTACGTGCTACCATCATGAAATATCTATACGATATATCGAAAATGTATGCGATCGTATTAGAGTCATTATTCTATTACACAAGAACCGGAAAATCAGATACTTTCTATGATAGTATGGATTACAGTCAGATTATTAAGACGTATGACGATTTGATTAAAAAGTATTTGTCTGATGCCAAAGGTCCTTTCGATATAAAAGGACAAACTATTGATTCTCCATCTGAATTTGCGTATTGGTCTTTCAATAAAGATACGTACTATATCAGAGCTACCACATCTCCTAGTGATTTAAACTCAGAAGAAAATATACGTGGTGTAAAAGGACTTAGCTTAACTATTCTGGATAGTGACAAACAAGAAATTTCAAAAGAATTTGTATCTATACCGTTAGATAGTTTTCCGTCAGCATTGAAAAAATTAAGAGATAGATAATTTATCTTTTGATCATTTTTATGTTATTTTATCAAAAATGAAATAGAAATGGGTGGAAATTCAAGAATAATAGATAGACAAACAGGAGATATTAAAGGTTATGCCGAAAAAGTAGATCTGACCATGTTCAATAGAACAGAATTGACTCGACGTATGTTGGGTCTTTTTTCGTATATAAATGTTGAATTCTTTAAGAATTACGGCGTATTTATTTGGAAGTTCGAAGACTTAACTGAAGCATTAGTTTTTACAGGTAGTTCAAAACACTTATTCAACTCTGAAATCACAGATCAAGATTTCATAAAGCATAAACCCATAATCGGTGATATAGACATTGCATTTCCAAAAGATTATTATACTGATCTTGCTGAATTGTTACAAAGCCTTGAAGGTGAAACATTAGTAGAAGGCATAACATATCTTGGACAAGACCGCAATAATTTCAATACTACTTTTCTGTCAGTATTCGAATACAAATCTGGCAAAGATAAGGTTAACATTCAGATAGACTTTGAATCGAATGAGTGGGATATGGAGAAAAATGAACCTACAGAATGGACATTATTTTCTCATAGTTCTTCATGGGAAGACATATGTCTTGGATTCAAAGGTGTTCATCATAAATTCTTACTTATAAATCTTGTTCGAGCATTATCTTCTAATCCAAATGCAGTTGTTGCTACTAAATCATCTACACCAGACAATATAAAATTATGTACGGGTAAGAAAGCTGATTTAGTTCCGAGAATGTTAGCATTTTCTGTTGACAAAGGATTACGTCAAAAATACGCTCCCATGATAGATAAGAATGGCTATAATGTATATAAAGATGGAAAATTAGTTATTCAAGAGATTCCAGTCGAGAATTCTACTTATACAACAGCTGTGAGTGAAATCGTATATGGATTAGTTGATAGTGTCTTCGATATCTATAAACCCGGAAATGACACATGTATTCTAGAAGTTAGTAAAGAAGAGATAGAAGACTTCTATTCAGTTATAGGTCTATTAGATTTTATGAAGAAACGTCTATTAAGAGAAGATATAGCAAAATGTTTCATGTTTATTGTACATGAAAATCTTTTTGGAACACATGCACAACTACTAGAAAAAGAGGACTTGGAGCTAGATCGAAAAATAAAAGACAAGCTTTGGATAGCGTTAATGAATAAATTTTTCTATTTGCATGATGAATATTACGATATAGTACTAACTTTAAGAAAAAAATATTATCAAGATAATGCTAAGATATAATGACATATTGCATGCACAAAAACGTGGAAAACGTTGGGATGCATTGAAACTTACATATAAATCACTGAACCAGTTAAGTAAAACACATTCATTAAAATGCAACTGTTCACAATGTAGAATGATCACATATTTGAAAAGATTAGAGAATAAACAACAAAGATTGCAGCTAAAAACAGATTTAAAGAACGAATTGAATGATTAAAGGTATGTTAGATTTGTCTATCAAAAACGTAATGAAAGTGATAGACAATGAAGAAAAAGCTGAAAAATTCTTAGATGAAGAATTCGATACTATATCTGAAAAGATAGACGGTATAAAAATAAATATGTACAGAAAGTATGCACCATGGAATGCTGAAGATCTGTTTTCTAATTTTGTCATCTCTTATAAAAAGATGATTCTATATCCAGAAGATATGTCAGAATATTTGTTTGGCATTCTTAAATTAGATATTGAAAACGAATCTATAGGAGATGCACAATTCTATTACATATTTGAATTACTTAGAAAGTCAGAGAAATATTTATCGATGCTTCCTCAAAATACTGAATTCTTTTTTGAATATGTGGTAAGAAAACCTACTATTTCTAGAGAATATAAAAAGCTTCATAAACTTATACTTTTAGGGTATGCTAATTCCTCAGCTATAGCGCGATTTGGTTATGTTACCACTTTTCCAAATCAGATGGAAACTATAAATAATAAAGAATATGCAGCTCTTATAGGATGTGATACTCCTAAAGTATTTTTTAAGAATTTTAAGTTTCATACTAATCATCTATTACCTCATGGTGTCTCTATAACTAATTTATCGAAAATAACTGCTATCAGGAAATATCTACTTGACTTGCCGTCAGCTTATGGTGGCAAAATAGAAGGGGTGGTATTACAGAAAGGGAATGAATATTACAAATTTGTTCAAGATGACCAATACGATAAAATCCATAGAGCAACTATAAAAGATAAATATGAAATGCCAAAAGATGAAGAAAATCTTTATTTTCTTAAATTGAAGGCACTAGCAAATAAGACATTTGAAGATTTTGCAATACATACAGATATTCAAAATCCGGAGAAATGTTTAGCTATACTTTCTAGTTTAGCTTATATGAGAAAGCAAGATCTGCCTTTTCATTCGAAAAAGACGAATTTCCAAATTAGAGAAGATTTCTTTCATGTTTTAAAATACTTATATATTCATAAACATGATGATAACACGAATACTCTATTCATTGGTAGAATGCAACCTCCAACCTCTATACATATAAACATAATCAAGAATCTGTTATTAAAGTCAAAAGGAGTATGTGTGGCTATAGTAAAAGGCAAAAAATCTGAACAGAAAAATAATCCTTTTAGTTTCGAAACGATAAAAGAAATTATAGAATACGTATTCCCTGTAGGTGTAGAAGTAATAGAAGTATCTACTGGCAATATTATAACTGCTATTAATACGTCGACTCTTGTAATATCGAAAGTAGCAGCAGGATCTGATAGAATCGAAACATACAGAAATCAACTCTTAAATAACCCTGAGATACAAGTTATAGAATTTGTAAGAGAAGATGATGTATCAGCTACTAAACTTCGAAAAGCACTTGCAGACAAAGATATAGAAACTTTTAAAAAATATACTGATGAACAAACATGGATATTCTATGAAAGCTTGCAATCCTTGTACACAGAAAACAATATTTGTATTAGCTAAAAATGTCTCTGATTTTTATCGGTATATGACCACGTTAGAATATACAGATGATGCAATTTATTACATAACGTGTATGGGAAATTTACGAGGAAGACGCAATCCTGATGAAATAGTTTTTCTAGACAATTTTTATGAAAGTAAAGATACAATAGAAGCATTCTGGCAATTAATGGATAGATATCCGAATTTTTTCATTTTCAAGAATATAAAAACACAATATACAAAAATACCGATAATATGAAAGAAGAAGTAATGAAACAATTTTTAGAAGATACCGAAAAGGGTAACGTAATAGTAGATTTTTGGGCTACTTGGTGTGGTCCTTGTAAGACAATTTCACCTATTTTAGATGAGTTATCTAAAGAAGCTGGTATCAAAGTGGTTAAAATTAACGTAGATGACATTTCAAATACTGCCCTTTTAAAGAAGTTTAATGTTAGAAATATTCCTACATTAATTTGTTTCAAAGATGGTGTAGAAATAGACAAGAAAATAGGGATGCAAAGTAAAGAAGCTTTATTAACGGTTTTTTCTAAGTAATCATGGAAGAAAAGTTTGGCACTATAGCCGATTTTGGTGAAAAGGTGACATTGTATAGAAGTATGGATAGAAAACAAGCATCGGGTTTTTTTACATATTCCGATGCTTCTGATCTATATTTCGATATATTAATAGTTCGAGGAAATAGACGTGTCTATATTAAATATCCAGGAACTGAGCATTTTATTGAGATGTTTGGTGGAACCTCCGGTGCTCATTATAAAGGTAAATGTGGAAATCAGGAGAACTATGTTATCGAAAATGTATGGGAAGATGCTACATATAAACGTAAAATATCTCTACATGTTTCTGACACGTATGCATTTTTGAAAACTTTTTCTGCCTTTGATTTTTTACAAGTCGTTACAGATTTAGATACAGTTTTTCCGATTTATCAGTGCAAGTATTTAAAACTTCCTACTGATGTAAGAGGTATTTCATATTGTTTCAATCTTCCATTTGAACTAAATGGCTATGGGGTAATCGATTATCCTGCCTTCAATTTTGATTATAACAATCAACGTTTACAAATAGTGATAGATAAGTCTGTTCAAGAATGGAAAATAACTTCTTTTTCTAGATACAGAGATGGCGGAACGACAATTATAGAAGCTACAGATTCTAAAGGTGATAGTCATAAGCTTTATTTTCCTAGTCCTTGGAAAAAGGAAGCAGTACCGGATTTCGACGGTATCGAAATAGAATATGTGTCCGATATAAAACGTGAAGAATTAATAAAGATTTTAAGTTTAACAGTTTTACCAGATAAAGATGATAGCAAATAATCGTATAACACTTCTAAATAACATAGAAGTCGATTTCAATTTACCGAAGTATAAAGATCGAGAAAATCCTACATCAGTAAATACTTGGGGAGTTATATCTTCAAATGTAAATAGATTAACTGAAGATTCACATTTGGAGTATCTCAAGTATCTCTATGCCAATGCTCCTACGGTATATCTGAAGTTTAAGATATGGCTCTACAGAAAAATGTATGGACATAATTTTGATGCTAAACTGCATAAAATATCGAAGTTTAACCATATCAAGTCATTCTTCGATTCGATCAAGAATAATGTACGTGAGCTTGAAAAATCCACTATTGAGGAAGTTCTGAATAAATATGATACTGTACTACAGAATGCGAAAGATAATAATCAAGTGGCACTAGTAGAAAAGATTGAAGCATTTGCGGAAACTCTAAAATATGAATTGACATTAAGTGTAGCAAAATATGGTAAGAAATATTTAACAGAAGCAGATATTGTAGCTTTTCATAGTAAAGCTTCTGTTCACGATAAATATAGAACTGGATTATGTCTAACGTATATCAAGAATTTCGTAAAAGTTATTCCTGAGTCTGTTTCAAAAAAGAAGAAGGCCGCTGATACATTAAATGTCTTCGACAACTATGTCATATTACATTACGATCCTCTCGGATCGGCAAGTGCTGATACTAATGCAGAAAAAGAAAAGAAAAAAGATCCTATTCTGTTCGGTGTAATAAAAAACTCTAGAAACCTCTATTTCATAGATGATTGGATAGATGACTATTGTGATCTTACTTTAGATACAATCATAAAAACGATAGGTAAAGAAGCTTCTGAAATAACAGAAGATAGTATTCTTATTGAACTAGATAATATCTAAAACAAAGGGACGGAAATTTAATTTCCGTCCCTTTTTATTTGAGTATGTCATAATACTTTTTAAATCTTGCCAATCGATCATCTAGTCCAATCGTACCACCGTTTATACGTTTAGTTAATTGTATTACTACATTATTTGTAGCACCTTGATCGCATATTTTCCACAGATTGTTCTTACTGAAATAAAAAGCTGCAGATGATAACGGATATTTAGTAGCTACTAATCCTGGAGATTCCATGATGTCTTCAGTGACTAATTTATCAAATTCTGCATAGTTGACTCTTCCTGTAAGTTGGATATATCCTCTTCCTGAATATTTGTATCCGTCTCCACTTGCTTCATTTCCATTTCCATTCTGATTAGCATATACGAAATTGCCTATCTTATCTGG